TTCTTTTGTAATTCTATACCTTCAGCTCTCAATCTAAGAGCTGTTTCTCGTATCCATAGTCCCATAGCATAAGACATTACTAAGTCATCATTGTAACCTCTCATCGCCTCTGCCCTGTTTCCGTTATATATAAATACGAATAATTCATCAATTAATCGTTGAGAATGGACTATAGATAATTTTTCTCTAAAAAATTCTTCTAATTTTGCTACTACCAATGGTCTTGTTTTTTGTGTCAATGTAAATCCAGGTATTACTTGTTTTTCCATTCTATTAATTTTATTATTAATTTGTTTATGTGTATCTACATATTGTAAATCTTTACTCATATAGAATAAATTATCATATTCTCTATCTATTACTTGCTGTATCGTAGCCCAACCTATATTGTTATTCTCAATAACTAATAATGCGTTATTGTATTCGGTTGCTATGTTAACTAACAAGTTTCCATAATCTCTTGTAGATATTTTACCTTTATATTCCACAACTTGTTCTACATTCTCAATATCAATAACGTGGAAAGCAGAATAATCTGTAGAGTCTCCTCTACTAACGTCAGCACATACTATATAATCTTTTGTGTAATTAGGTGGTTTCCATATCCAAATATTTGAATCTATACCACGTTTCTCTATTGGTTCTTTAACTTGTGTATTTCTATACTCTTCTAAGATTACACCATCTACTACTGATTGACCAGAAGTAATAAAGTCACAATCACATTCTTGAGCCGCAAGAGATGGACCTAATAATGAATCTTGTTCATCTCTCCACTCTTGTTCTCTATCTGGATGTACTGTCCAATGAAGTTTAGTAAATTTAAAATCATTTACTCCATCCTCAGCATCCATCCAAGTTCTATGAAACCAATTACCTACACCATTCGGTGTAGACAATGCTATACATTGACCACCTGTTGATAACGTCTGAGACGCCGCTGCCCATATCGTATCAATCTTATCAATGAATGCCGCCTCATCAAGTATTAATAAGGATAATGCTTCAGAACGACCACTTTCATCTCCACTTGCAACCGCTTTTATCTGAGAACCATTTTTATATCTTAAACTTAACTTATTATCTTCGACACATTGCTGTTTCAACCACGAAGGTAAGTTTGCATGCATTACACGAACTTTTGTTACTAAGTTTTTTGCTACCTCTTGTTTTGTAGCAATAACTAAGATGTTTTTGTCTTGATGAAAGGTCATCATCCATAAAGAATACCCAGCAGTTAAGGTACTAATACCTAACTGACGTGCTTTCAAGATTACGTTAAATCTATGTTGTACAAACTCTTCGACTGTTTTTTCTTGGAAGTCATACAAATGAAAAGGTATCTTACCTTTAATTGGATGTTGTATTAAACAATACTTTTTCAAGAAATATATAGGGTCTGAAGCACACTTTACATATTCTTTCTTAATTACATCTTTTAGTTGTCCTTTGGAATTACGTTCCATACTAATATATTATGTGAACTGTCCCACTACCACTAACCTGTCGTACACCAATTTCATATAATGTCTTAGCTGTAACAACATCTGCTCGTATCGCATCACCTTCAGTCGGTATAATTTCCATTTCACCGGCTGTCTGGACTATGAATCCACTTGAACCAGCTAAAGAACCAGTTAAGTGGTTAATTTTACCATCACTAATTGTTTTGATTTTACCGAATTTGGCGTCATCTTTAATCGGTGCTGAGTAATGCTTCCCAAGATTAGTTCTACCGTGATTACCAGTTGCTATTGCGGTACCAAATGAACTTGATGCGTGACCGCTAGTTCCGTAAGGTCCACCTTCATTGGTTATTGTTGCCATTTATTTTCTCCTAAATAATAAATACTTCTATATATATAAATATTCTAAGTTAAAGAATCTTCTATTTTTTGTAGATGATTTATAGCTTCATCTGCTTGTTCTTTTAATTTTTTGATGTTTATACTCCATTTTTCTTTATCGAGTGTTTCACCATCTGCAGCTACTTGATTATAAAATGTAGGTTCATCTTGTTCTTTAAACTCAATTAACTTATCTTTTTGGTCTTGTATCCAAGATAATTTATTAGCAATTACTTTTTGTTGAGCCCATTCGTTAAAAGTACCCTCTATTCTCATTTTATGTTCAATATCAACCTGACAATCAAAACAATGATTATACAACAACCACATTTTATTATCTAAACGTTTCTTCATTGTCTTCTTACACGATGGACAAAACCACGGCATTCTAGCTTCTTGCATAATTTCAGATAACTCTGATATTTTATCACCGTGATTGGTTACTTTTTTATCACCTTGGTAACCTACCATAATTCTTTTTTCTGGTGTTTCACCTCGTAAGATAGATTGCATTGCTTTATTCTCTCTTACACTTTCTCTACTTCTTGCCATTATAACTCCTAAAAATTTAATAAACCTAATATTTGATTAACTGGAGCAAATGCACCAGTAAACTTATATGTTTTACCTTTATACTTAAAAACTATACCTTCACTTGGAACTATTGCATCTAATCCACCTATCTTTTGTAACTTATCTAATTGTAACTTTAACGTTTGTATTTTTTTTATATCACCACCACTCTTAACTGTTTTAATTGCATTAATTACATCTTTTCTTATCTTCTGTACGGCGTTATCAGGTGATGCAGCTAAATAACCACCTATATTTTTTAATATTTCAGCACCAACATCAAAGAATAATACTTCAAATGGTTTCATATTCTGTTTTACCGTTTCTTGATGGTCATTTTTATCAAATGATAATACCCACTCTAAAAACTTTGGAAATTTCTTCAAATCTTTTTTAATCGTTGGTATCTTATATGATTTATCAAAGAACGCCCATCTTTTAGTTAAATTAACTAAAATTTTATTTGGTATCTTATAATTATATTGTTTAGACGAATTAAAGATAAACTCTTCCCAAAATGATTGATGATACACAGCTAATGTATCGGTGTCTTTTAACTTAAATTGATTCTGTAACTTTTTTAGTCTATTCAAATATGTTTTTTTCTTTTTACCAAAATCTTGTACCTTAGATACTGTTAGAAATTGTGGTTTACCGATAGTATAATGTTTTTGTACGTGTTGATTAACTTGTTTAATCATACCAGCTAATATTCTCGCAGACCCTTTTGGTTGTCCAATAGAATTTCCACTTTTATCATACTCTAATGTTCCGTGAAATACTATTTGTGCTTTATCATAATCTATTACATTGGCAGACTTCGGATACATAACTTCTAAATTCATCCAATTCTTACCATTACCAAAGATTTTTTCTTTTTGTTTATCAGATAAAGAACCTATAGATTTATTCAAATCTTTCATAGCAAAAACAAAAGCATCTCTAATATCACCTCTACCTGCAAACTTAGACGCTACACCTTTGATATCCATTGAAGTAGCTCCAAAATTCTTTAGTTGTCCTTTGTTTCTTGCTGTAACTAATTTCCCATTAACCCAAGAAACCATTAAGTTTTGACCATCAAGTTTCTCTGTAACTCCATCTTCTCTATTTAAGTTTCCACCTAGCCCATTAATAATTATCTGTTTTAAATCCGAAAATGTAATATTTTTGTCATCAAATGGGTGGTTCATATGTCCGTATGCTCCACCTTCTATAATAAGTTTTACTTCTTCATCTAAATTGATTCTTTCTTTCATTGTCATCTTTTTATCATATGCATCATTTTTCATTTGAATGATATCACCGATAAAAGGTGACCTTCTTAAAGCTTTAAATGCTAAATTTTCAACTGAAAATTCACCACCTCGTTCTAATCCAGAACTTCTCATTCTTAATAACTTTTCTTGAATCTTTTCTACCATTTTAACTACTTCATCATACTTACTATCTTTCATCATTTTTTGTAATACTGGTATTGAACCTAAATAACCTTCAGCTTTTGAACGAATATCATCTAAGTCAATTTGTAATTCTTTTTTCTTTGGTACTACTATCCACTCATCTTTTAATATAGAATACAAACCAGATGCAACGTGTTTATCACCTAAATTTTCTACATACACTTCTACTGGGAATCCATAAATAGTAATTTCGTGTTTATTATTCCAAATTGTTTTCTTTGCTAATACATAGTTTTTTACAAAATCACTATCAT